GAAAATGGAAATCCGTTATATATCTACAATAGACCAGGTTTGAGAAGATATACAGGTATTAATAATGAATTTGATTTTTATTGTCCTAAAATTGGTTCCGATGGAAAACCCCATGGTAAACAAAGTATAAAAAACGCACAACTTCACATATATCAAAATGTTGGTTGTAGAAAATGTAAAGACGAACAAGGAATTGTTAAACAAGAACCAACCAATCTTTCTCGTGCGGAGTTTATAAGAAAAGTTAAAGAGAGAATGAAATTATACCACATTCCAATAAGTTGGTATGATTGGAAGGGTATGGAATATTCAAATCCATCAAGAAATACTAAAATAAAATGTTTAAAACATAATGAAGAAGTCACAAGAGTAAAGGGTAAATATTTTTACACAGGTGTACCTTTATGTTCAGAATGTAATAGAATATCGGTTAAAGAAAAAAAATTCATGGATAAAATTCATGAACTATATGGTAACAGATTTGTTTTATTATCAGATTATATCGGTGGTGATTCACCAATTACTCTTGGTTGTACTTTACACGGGAAAACTCCATATCCTGTCGTGATAAAATCTCCATCATCAATTTGGAAAAGTACTGAAAAATTTGGGTCAATTAAATGTAAAGAATGTGATAGGGTTAATAGTTTAAATAATTACAAAAGAACGTTTGAATCCTCACAGTCTAACAGATCTATTAAATATACTTATCCAAATATTGACAAAGAATTTGTTAATGCAAATACAAAAATTCCTATTGAATGTCACGTTAAAGGACCTAATGATGAAGAACATGGAATGTTTTGGCAAACTCCAGCTAATCATTCTACAGGACAAGGTTGTCCGATATGTCAGGAATCAAGAAATGAAAGACATATTGGTGAACTATTAAGAAAGAAAGATATAAAATTTGAAAAAGAAAAGAATTATCCTGAACTTGGTAATCAAAAATTTGATTTCTATCTACCCGAATATAATGTTCTTATTGAATATGATGGAAAACAACATTTTGAACCTACGTTTGGTAAATCAGAATATACTAGACAAATGAATTATAATATATTGTACGAAAGTGATAATATAAAAAATGAATTTATTAAAACTAATAATTACGGTTTGGGAATGATTCGTATACCACATACCCTTAAAGAAGGTCAATATGATAAATTATTAGAGAATGCATTGAAAGGTGGTGTCGAGAAAAATGAAATAAAACCATTGGGTGATTATCCGGAAAGAGAAACACCTAAAGAACCTGTACATAAAGATAAAATAAATTTTAACAAATCCAAATTATCATTAATGAATACATTAAAAAATATTTAATATTTATAAGATATGAAGAAAGTTATAAGAATGACCGAGAGTCAATTAAAGAAAATGGTGGAACAAACTGTTAATCAAGAAGACAATCAATTTTTTAAATTGATTATAAATCAATGGGGGGATAACGTTAAAACAAATCGATCTGGTAAGGGTAAAGAAATTATACTATCTAATGGTGACAAAGTTTGGTTTTACTCTTCAGGTGATTGTTATTATATAACTAAAGATGAGAAAGCCGTAACTGCAGGTGAAATTGTCCCTTCAGGAACAACAGATTTTAAATTAGTTTTTGAAGATGGAGATTCGTATGATAGTGTAACTGAAAAATGGACAGAGAAAGCACCACAAACACCAAAGCCATGTGCAAATCAAATAATAGATATTACTAATGGTAGTCTTCTTAAATTTGGTTGTAAAACACAAGGAGTTAAAGAACTACAAACATTATTAGATTTTAAAAACCCAACGGGTTATTTCGGTAAAATAACAAAACAAAAAGTAACCGACTTCCAAAAAAAGAATAGTCTTAAAGTAGATGGTGTTGTTGGACCTGAAACATATAAAGCATTAACACCTAATGCCATACCACCACCCGCACAAGACGTAACTGAAGACGAAGACATTGCAATGTTAGATAATTTATTTTCAAAAGACTAAAACAAAATATATGGGAACAAGACCAAAAAAACCACGTGCTATGAGAAGTAGACGTTCAGGTGTTAAATCATTAAACATCGTTAAGAAGAATTTAGAAATCTTAAAGAAACTTAAGGGGTAATGAAACTACAAGACATATTATTGGAGAAGTTAAGAGATATGGTATCAATCCCAATCTATCATCATACCACTGAGGAACGTGCTTTAGGTATTATGAATAGTAATATGTTAAAAGGATCTAAACAATACGAGGAGGTTTTAAATTTAGATAGAACATTAAAACAATCCAAACATAAAACGATGGTTTCATTTACTCGTGATAAGAACTTTATACCAGATGGGTCTATTGGTAATTCTGGTGACGGTCCTCGTATTAAACCTGATATGTTGAACGTAATCTTCGTTGCAGATAGAAGTCGTCTTAAATCACGTTATAGGGTGGTTCCTTTTGATTATGGAACAATTGCGAACAAGGCATGGATGGATCCAGTTCCACGTACACGTAAAAATCCTGAGGTTGAGGAAAGAGTATTGACAGATAGAATATATCCATTGAGACAATACATTACAAACATCATTTATACAGGTCAAGATCCCGAGGTACAAAAGAAGATAGATGAGTATCTATCTGGAATTAAGTAATATTTATATCTAATGAAGCTTCAGGTTACAGAATCACAATTAAAACTTATTGAACAACAACAGTTAAATGAACTGAAGTGGTTAGCTAATGTACAATCTCATATTGTTAGAATGGATGTTCCATTAACACCATCCTTAGTTAATTACATTTGGGGTAAACAAAGAGTTACAACATTCCACGTCGGGGATGTTCACGGTATTGATGATATGAGTAAGATTGTTGGTACAAGAAAATCATTATCCACGTTTAGATTTATGGATAAAGAATTGGTTAAAAACATGAAAGGGGTACAAACCGAAGGAGGTATATTATATCAAATCGAAGGAGATTTACAATTCGATGCACCAACAGATATTATGAGTGCTCCCGATGAAACAGGTAGAAGATGGGTAAACATTAGAAGTTTTCCTTATGATTTTCAAAATAAATTAGAACATGAATATGAGGTTCGTGAAAAGTTTAGACATATGAATGAACCTTCAGGACCGTCAAAAGATTTAATTGAATATTATAGATTGATTGATAGTTTAGTTAAAGAACATGCAAAAGAAATAAGAGAATATTTTACCGATATTAAAAAAAATAGAGAAGATAGAGAAAGTATGTGGAATGAGACGGTGGTAAATAATATTCAAATTAAAGATATTTTGTGGAGGGAGAATATTGTTAATTTTTTAGAAACGTGGGAGACTACAGAACAAAAAACTAACGTCATTCAAGAAATCGGGATTAAATTAAATTCAATTGCAACAGGTATTGTTTATTTATCCGATGGTGGAGGTAGATTTGGGTTTAGAGATATAAATCCCGTTAGATGGGTTCAAAAAAGAGGTGGATTGACGGACTTTAAAAAGTATGTAAAAAAATTCCATGTAGATAGAGATCCAAAGACAATACAGATTAACGAAGACAAACCAAATCCTAATAATCCACCATTTGAGAAAAGAATTGAGGGGGGTATTTTAAGTACGCCAGATAAACCTGTTGATAATACTGCTTGTGTTGTTTTTGGTGGAGTTGGTTATGCAACACCTAAATGGATGTTAAGTCAAATGCCACAAGAATTAAAAGATAAAAAAACAATTTTAGTATTACCATTTACAAGTGATATAACACAGGCAAAGAGAATGTTAGGTAAAACCCCTATAAAATCTATTTTAGGGTTTAGTCAAGGTGGACTTAAAGCGTGGCCAGCAAGTGGGGAATATGAGTTTGTTGGATTAATTGACCCAACAACAAAAGAAGATTCACTTAGATATCACATTAACGATAAAAGAGTACACATGATTTATAACCCAAGTAATTGGGGATTTCCTGAGGTTGTTAAATGTCAGAAAAAAGCGGCAAAAATAATGTTAGGTAATGCAGTATTACTTAATATAGGACATAGTGAAATGCCAGCTGAATTCTTTAAAAGATTTGGAAATTACCTTTAACTAAGAGAACTTAATGCTCTTGATAACAAACTTTGAACTTTTTTTGCGTAATTGTTTGATCCACAAGATGGTGGCATACAATAAATACGATTTAACTTTGCAATATATTGGTCTTTAGATAAGTTAGATAACTTATTGTAATCTTGCCACATTTTATAATCTTTAACCGAATCTTGCCAATTTTCAAAACTTGCATGTCCTCTATTTGGTCCTTTAGATAGTGTTTGTCTTTGTCTTGGGTGTTTCATACCAAATAGATTATTATTATCCAAAAATATACCACTTTTAAAATAACCCGTCTCTAACATAGATTGAGCCATTGCCACGTCGGGATACATAACTCCTTGTTTCTTAAGTTCTTGTCCTAAGTTTTTCTCGGAAAATGGTAAAGGACCTTCTTGGGGTTTCTTCTTTTCTTCAGGGGAGGAGGTCAGTTTCTTATATGTATCATACACATATTTACCAATTTGTATGGGATTGGTTAATTGTTCATTAATCATCCTCTCAAGGTCTTTTTGTTTAATTTTAACTATTTTCATCTATTTTATAAATATCTTAATATTTTTTTGGAATATTCATAAATATGTATATCTTTGTCCTGTAAATAAAAAAATATATGAAAAAAATACATTATTTGTTATTAATTGTTGTGTTGTTTAGTTGTTCTAAAACCATGGAAGTGACCAAACAACCGACCCCCATAACAGGGAGTGGAACAGTAAATTTATTATCAATTAAGTTAATAAGTCAAGACACTATTTCAATTAGTAAGAAATACCAACCTCAAGTAATCGCCCATTATTCAAATGGATTTGATACGGTCGTTAGTTTAGATAGTCTCATTATAACTTCATCTAATAATACTGTTTTTTTACATAATAAAACATATTACGGTGCAAAATCGGGATATTCTTATTTTAATATATCTTTTAAAGAATTTTCAATAAAAGATACAACATATGTAAGTGAAATTGAAAACGTTGATTTAAAAACGTTACCATTCCTATCAACCCCTTCAAATCCAAATGCAAGGATAATAGTACCTGTTGTGGTGGTTAATTATTACCCTACTTTAAATGGTGTAGATGTTGACACAAAACGAGCGCCGGGTTTAAATTCTACATCACCTGTAACAATACAAGATTTAAAAAATAAAACAATAGATTATTTGTCATTAACTAAGTTTGGCCTTGAGGAAGGAAGTAAATTTAGAGGTTATAATAACCCATCTCAAACATCTAATGTTAGTTTTAAAATAGTAAAATACATAAACGTATATGAACTTAAAAGAGGATTAAAGGACAAACAAGATGTTTACATGAACGCCCAAGATAAATTGACTCCAGATTATCAACCAGATTATTTTGACGTATTTAGTAAAATAAATTTACAATCTCTTGTTGAGAATAGCGATGTTAAAGAAGTGTGGTTTTCATTAAGACCTTTAAGTTGGGGTTATCCCGTTGTTAAAGATTCATTAAATAACGGTATCACCGCAGCAAATTTTTTAAATTTACCAGAATCAAATATGGCTAGTCCCTCAACTGGAGATGTTTCAAATAGTTACAGGATGTCTAATGATCTTCCGGTATTTAATAAAACATATGTTGTTTATGGTTATAATTTAGAGACTAATCCAGGGAATAATATTCACAATAGAGGACACCAAATTGAAGCTCAAATGTCTCATTTAGATTCTAGATTTTGGGGAAGTTATGGTAACCCTACCGATGGTTATGCGGACAGCACTCATTTAGGTTGTACACATAAACCACCAAATACAAATAAAGATTATGATTGGAATAATAAAACACCGGTACTAAGTGATATAGAAGATTGGAAACCAACAGGAGGTAATAAAAAATTAATTAATAGTGATAGATGGATTAACGCGACTTTATCAACAATGCCAAGTGTACCAACAATAACTTATGATTATAATAGGGACGCTCAATATAAATGGTTAATATTTTGGATGCAGAGTATGCCAGGGTATAATAATGGAATAACAGGAGTGAACGATTGGTGGGATTTATTTTATAATTGGGATAATTCTATAAAAAATAATTCAAAATTAAATAACTAATTGAAATTTCATACTATTTATAAAAGCACTATTATTAATAAAACTAGATAATACTGGATAATAAAATTAGTTATTAAAACAAAAAACAATGGAAGAGACAACATTTATTGCAATCACCTTACCTGGAGAAAATACTCCGGCACTTGGTACTGAACATATTACAAATAAAGAAGATGCTATTGCTTGGTTGGAAACACATCAAGAGTATACCCCAAATGAAGCGGGATCAGAACTTGAATTTAAAAGTAAATACGTTCTTTTAGAGAGACACGTACCAACTGCTTAATTTAGTTATATATTAAAAAATTTAAATAATCTTTAAGACCTTTTTCTAAATTGAATTGTGGTTGCCAACCGACCATCCAATTTTCAGAATTACTTTTAGTATGAAATTGATATCCTTCAGGGATATCTTTTTCATTATGGTAGGTGTATTCAATTTTCAATATATCCAAAACATCTTCAAATGTTCTCGCGTCACCACTGCCAACTTCATACCATTGACCTCTATTATCGTCATAGTTTTCTAATGCAAATAAATTGGCATTTATAATATCTTTAACATAGACGAAGTCTCTTTGTGGTTTTTTGGGGAATAACTTGATTTCCTGACCTTCTTTTTGTTTTTCCAACATTTGATACGCCACGGATGCCATCTTCCCTTTTTGGTCTTCTAATGGACCGTAAACGTTAAAATAACGTAAACCAATACCACCACATTTAACAACGTACTGTTCAGCAACATATTTACTCCATCCATAAAGATTTGATGGATATTCTTCATTTGTCCCATAATTGGCGGCAGAGGAGGAATAAATAAACTTTTTATCCAGTAACTGACACCATTCTGCAACTCTACGGGTAAATTCAAAGTTCCGTGTCATCATGTAATTAACATCAGTTTCTAATGTATCTGAACACGCACCAACGTGAAATACCACTTCAGGATCGAACTTATTTAATTTAAAATATATTTCATTATACCAATCGGCAACATTAAAAATATCTTCATTAATTTCTAATATTTCGTGTTGGTCTTTTAACTCATTTAATAAGTTTTTCCCAATAAACCCATTTGTTCCTGTTATTAAAATTTTCATAACTATTTTTTTTGTCTTGTTATTGGTACACTCACCCCTCTTTTCTGTACAACGATTGATGCCATTTTATTTGCGTAAATTATTGACTCCTCAACGTTTTTAGTTTCCAAATATTTTACGGTAAACGATGCTGTAAATGTATCACCAGCACCACTAACGTCAATAGTTTCACGAGGATCAGGTGACGGGTATATGGTATCCATATATTTTGCTCCTTTTGATCCTAACGTAACCAATATTTTGTTTGACCAACATGCATCAAAATCGTGTTTTAAAAATTCAGATTCATTCAATTTAATAAAATTGAAACTAGATAAAACTTTATTACCTATTTTTTTCTTTGTATCCATGACAATAAAACGAGAATGATATGCAACTTCTAATAATATTTTTTCGTTCAAGTATCCCTTATTGTAATCACTTACAATAATTGCGTCAGATTCTTTTATTTCATCAATTACATCATCAGTCAATTCCAAAGGTGTAATTGTTTCCTCACCCTCATCAACTCTAATAAACATATGATTAGATTTATCATCCACATATCTTGTCTTCTTAATTGGTTGAAATTGATGTAGATGTTTAATCGTTACATCTTGATCTAACGACTTCAAATTTTCAACTACATTTCCAGCCATTCCAAAATTTCTTTCCACATATAATGGATTAAAAACAGGGACGGGAGCTTCAGGACTTAATCTCTTTGTTTCACCATATACGAATATATCCGTACAAAATTCACCTATTACTGTTATTTTCATATTTTACTTTTGACTATCACCTTTCCATACTCTGTATGAATCTGTGTCTTTATGTTCTGTGGATACTTCAAACACCACACCGTCTGTTAATGCCTCCAATTGATGGGGTTGACCTGGTCTTTGTCTAACTGTATCTCCAACCCCTAATTGTTGTTCAATCGTTTCTGCCGTTTCCGTATCTATCCATCTGTAGATAAACTCACCTTTATCCACGTACCAAGTTTCATCTTTAATCATATGATAATGCATTGAAAACTTCGCACCTTGTTTAAACCTTAAAAGTTTACCACAATACATTTCATTATTCTCAATTATAATTTCGTCGCCCCAACCTTTTGGAACACAACATCCTTCGGTTTCTAATGCGTTAATTACTATTGGTTTTTCCATATTTTTCTTTTATATCGTTATACATTTCTAAACACCACCACTCTAAAAATTTAGGATTAGGGTGACCATCATTTATATCTTCATATAGTGGGTGAATTTTCATAAGGGTTCTCATGTCACCTAATTTATTAAAAAAACACTTATCATTTAATATTTTTAATTTAAATTCATCTGATAATAGGACTAAATCGTTATGTCCCGATATATGTTCTTTATTTGGGTAGAACATATCTAATATAGATCCTAACCCCTCAAACATAATATAATCAATATTTTTATTGTCAAGGTAATTCTTGGTTAAAATCATTGATTGAATTGTTCTTAAAATATTTTCTTTATAATCAAACCATAGTGAAACAAAAAAATCTTGGTTATCTCTAAAAAAATATAATTCGGGAGAATCATTTTTCATAGATTCAAGTCGTTCTAATGATGGAACATTAAATGACTTATATTTCATTTCAGACTCAACCCAAAATTCACGACGACTCCACTCACTCCATTGAACCCCTAAACACACATTATTAGTGTCATTAGACTCACAAAATTTAACCACGTTGTCCATTATAAGGTTATTTGACGATCCATTAAATCCATAATTATAATGTTCACAATTAAGTAATTTTGATAAGTGATACCCCCATGATCCCGTTTCCCCAATTTTGTGACCATTTGAATAAGAACAACCAAATGTTACAAACTTATCATATTTTTTATTTAAGTTAATTAACGGCATGAATATAATATAACTAAACTATATCTAAAATCCAAGTATTTATATAGAAACACAGATAAAATGGGAAAGAAATTTAAAATCACAGAAGACCAATTAAAAAGATTGGTGGAAAATAAAAGTAGAGTTCAAGAACAAAATGAAGGATATATGGATGAAGAACTTGATGGACCTTCAAAAGAAGAATATTTTGCAAAACACGGTGAAGATAATATAGGTTGGACGGGTAGTTCAAATAAAACATATCAAGATTTACCTGACGGTGACTATGATGATGAAACGTATGATGATTTTGATACATTACATAGTGCTTATCCTAATTTCCATTCACATTATTCAGGTAAAGGTGAGGTAGATCGAGCAAGAGGAATGTTTGGTACATATAAAAACCTTCGTGGTCCATTACGTATGAAGAAAAGAAGATCTATGGATGAAATGGGTATGAAAGAAGATGATATGATGAACGAATCGATTAAACAATATAAAACCGAATTTGATAGGTTTTTAAAGAAACCAAAACAATAGTTAATGAACCCTTCAGAAATGAGGGGTTTTTTATTATATCTATAGGGATATTTATATACAATGAACTTTAACAACATTTTTGAAGAACTATTACTTGAGTTAAGTGGTAAAGAGATATATCAGAAATATTACTCAAAAATACCATATGAGACTTTTTTAGATATAGTAATGGCCGACCCCAAAACCAATATCGATGGTACGGGTGAATTGTTATCATTAGGAAAATATGCAAAAATGTTATTGTCTTTTTATCTAAAAGGAACATTAAGAGATGAGGATTTGGTTAAGGCCGAGGAATACTTGGGGTATGTTTATTTACACAATATTGCATTGGACATAAACAAATTAAAAAGTTTAGGAGATCTTTATAAAATAGTTCAAAAATACATTATTTCAGATACCTTAAATTTTAACGAAATACTTAAAGCATTAATAATAAATGAGGATTACAAATTATTACATGAAGGTAAGGATTGGGATTTCTATCAACCATTAACCGAAAAGGGATCCGCTTATTTAGGATTTAGTACTGAGTGGTGTACTACTTGGGGTCAATATTGTTTAAATAAAAAATACCAAGAAAGGGATAATCATTTTGAAAGACATCACAAACAAGGTCCATTATTCATTATGATGAATAAAACTAACCCGACAGACAAGTACCAATTTCATTTTGAGACAAATCAATTCATGGACCCAAAAGATAAAAGGTTAAATTTTGTTGAGTTTTGGGGTGGTAAAGATGAGATTAAAAACTATTTCTTCCCGTCGTTAGTTAGAGAAACAAATGAAGAAGAAATTAAAAATGAGGTTAATAGAATATCAATATTACCTGATGAGGATGGAATGACAATATTAAGAAAATCAATTGGTGTTATTGATAATGGATTGGTTGAAGCAATATTAAATGGTGATGATGATAAATTAGAAGATTTAATTGATGGTGAAAATAGGGATGGTGCGGTTTATATTAATAGAGGTAGACTTATTATACAAGTTGATGAATTAGAAGGTGATGCTGATGGTGTGAACAACACAATTGATCAATATAGAATGGAGGGTAATAATGGATGGGAATGGGTACATAGTGATTTGGAAAACGGTAGATACTATGATCAAGAAGATTACGCCAGTGACTTAGAAGAGGTTTTTAAAAAATACTATGAAGATAATAAAAATGTATTACGTGAAGAGTTAGGGGTTACTACATATGATCAATTTAAAACAGATTTTTTTGATAATTACGCCGAAGATGAAAATTTAAAAGATTACTTTATTGATGACGTCACAGATTTATCACACGCAAGTTATGAATCTGAAAATGATAAAGAGGCTGACTCCATGGAAAAATACTTATCATTTGGTAGTGGTAGTGATGAACTTAATTTTTCAATTGTTTTTTTGGTACAATTTTTAATTAAAAGAAATATAAGAGGTATTGGTGAAGAGTTTGATTGGACATTACGAGATATGACAGACAGTTATATTAGTCATTATAGACTAACAACGGAAATTGAAGAACCAATTTATAATTATGAAATGACATTACCAAAATATGGGGATAATAATTATATCACAAAACGTACAGATGAGTATTTTAATAAATTAATAGATAACCCTGATAGTAATACACGTTGTATTGAATTAAGAAAACAACTAAATTATATAATAAAAACTTTATTTAAAGAATCCAACAGATTTGAAAACGACCATGCTAAAGTTATTATTAGATCTACACATATTGATTGTGAAAAAGGTACAGTTAAAATTGATTTTGTTAATAAAGATAATAATCAAGTTTTTTATAACAGGGATGTTAAAGTTGAAAATTTACCAAAGTACTGCACCAATTATGAATTGGATTTAAAGGAATCTAAATTAAAACTGATTACTTTAGTTTCTAAGTAATTTTCTATATATTACATTAATGAATATTATTTTAGGTTACGATATTGTAACATATAACGGGGTGTTACCAAATTGTTTAGATCCTAAGTTTATACCGACAATTTACGAAGCAACTAAATTTGTATATAATAAGTCGTACTCATACTTTAATGAAAAATGGGGGGTAGATTATTGTGTTTTTAATAGTAATGATTACAATAACTTCTCACATAAAAAATCCTTATTAGATATCGTTAATGATAGAAAAAATGGTAAAAACTATCCTTGGTTCTACATTATTGAACCTCATTCAGGTCTTGATTCTTTTTTTGGTAAACATCCGGTACATAATAAATTTGCATTAGATTTCATATCAGATGTTGCAATCGATGAAATTGTAAATTATGATGGTAAGTTATTGATCAACTACACAATTGATGGAGGATTGGGAATAACAACCGAAAATTTCCAAAGGATAGTGAATTATACGAGAGGGAAAGGAATTTCCGACGAAAAAGTTTATTTAGTATTTTCTGATTTTAAGTTATTGGAAAATTTTAAAAATCTTAATGTAAATTATAATATTTTGAATTATGATTTCTATATGAAATTTAAATCGACCGAATTTAATGAAGTAATAAAAAATGGAAAGTCAAACAATAGTATAGTCAATTTTTATGATTTTCAATCAAGTATTGGTAAAGACAAAAAAGATTTTTTATTACTTACAAGACATTGGAAATTACATAGACTTATTTTATTGAATAAGTTACATAGATTAGGTTTAGATAATAGTTTAGTTTCTTGGGAAAAAAGTTATTATGATCAAAATTTAATTAATAGACTAATAGAACATGATCATAATTTAGAATTTATTGAATTAATTACAAATACATCTAAAACTATCGATGTTGATGATTTAATTAATGTTAAAGGTATTGGTCATGAAAATAAAGAAATGTATTTGGATACATATATTAGTATAGTCACAGAATCAATATTTTTTCAACCAGACGTTAAATTCCCAACAGGATTTTTATCTGAAAAAATTTGGAAACCAATAGGACATTGTCATCCATTTATTTTAGTTGGTCCATCTAAATCATTAAAACATATAAAAAATGAGTATGGTTATATGACATTTCACCCATATATTGATGAAAGTTACGATGATATTGATGACGATTATCAAAGAATTAAAATGATAGAATTAGAGATTGATAAGTTCTCAAAAAAAACAAAGGAAGAAAAGATTGAATTTTTAAACAATGTTAAAGACATTTGTAAATTTAATCAGGAAAAGTTCTTATCGTATGGGTATAATACTAATGAGAGTATAAAGATACTTAAATTTCTAAATGGTGATATTTTAAAGGAATTTATTTAATTTACTTTATTGATAGATCAAATATTTATAAGAAACAAGTTTTGTGAGAATATTATTATCGGAAGGTCAATTAGAGAATTTAAAGAAGTCGGTTAATAAAGATATAGATGAGAGAAGTCGTAGTTTTGCGTTTACACGAAAAAAAAGATTATTCAGTAAACCTGAAAGAATGTCTAACCCTTTAAGATATAAATTCGTAGATAGGATTGAGGAAGAAAATGAAAAAACTAATGAAAGAAAAATATTAAATTTTTTTGATTTGGTTAGTAAACGTATTGTTTGGATTACTGAACCTCATACTAATGGTGAAAGAGTTGAACCAAATTGGGAACATGATACAAATGTAATAACACTATGGAATGTTGAACATCCTGAATCAGGTCAAGAATGGGTTAGACAGGCTATACACTTCCCAAAAAATAACTCAGTTAAATGGTGGAATGAAGTGGGTCAATTTCAATTAACTGACGACAAATACAATCAAATACTAAGAAGTATAGAATTATATAAAAAACAAAACGAAAAAGACAAAGACGCAAAATTCTTAACTTGTATGAATTGTAGAAAGAAATTTACCCAAACAGCACACAAAAACAAGAAATCGTTACCTATATGTCCTTATTGTGGGACACATAACAAATAGTATAATTAAAATATAATTATACAAATAACAGGATATTGATTTAGTTCAATTCAGAATAAATCAACGATGACCATTTTTTACGATGAAAATAAAAAACAAAAAGACACTACTTTTTATATACACTTAGTTTCTAATCTCCACTTAGTTGCACCAAGTGGACTATAAATATTAATTTTTAATATTGTATCTCCCGCTTTTTTTACTAAATCAATTATTGCACCCGACCCATCTAAATTACCCTTACTATTTTGTGTGGTAAATGTACTATCATAAGATTTAATAGGATCTTGATCGAAAAGGTAAACTATTAAATCTTTTTTTCTTGGTACTCCGTTAGGAAAAATATGTCCAAAATATTCTCTATAATCTTCGTCATTTAATAATCTAATATATTCTCTTGATGTTTCGGGATTTGCTCTAACAATATTTTGTGGATATTGTGGAGGTATTTCTTTTCCACGTGTTAAATAAGCATTACCTAATGTTGTTGCCAAATCATTTGACATTCCATTCTGTCTACTACCTAAAAATCCAGTATTATATGAATAACTTCCCATTTGAATTGTCATTAAATCTGGAATTGTGAACGTGTTGAAAATGACTCTAATTTTACTTCCATCAGGTAAACTACTAACATCAAATGTGTTTGGACCGGTACCGTCTTGATTTGTATTATATAAAAAATCATTTACTAATTTTGCAACCCCACCTTTCGCGCTATTTACAAAATTACATATTAAATCAGTTTTGGTTGTTTTTGTTATACTTCTTGACCCAACACCAACAATATTGAAATTAACAAATTGTTCATTTTTATATAATTCAATTTTTTCGGGATTTTTATTATCTCCACTTTTAGGTCCTCCATATTGAGTCTCACCAATTTTAACTTGATTTACATCCGTAGGAGAAATAATTTTTAATACACCATTTTTAATTAAGTCGGAGAATATTTCCTCAAAATATTTCTTTACCGAGTTGGCTCTCGCCAACGCCAAACTACCTTTTTTTTCAAACCCCTTTGGATTTGTTACTTGTGATTCTCCCGCTGCAATATTGACAGTAAATTCTCTTGAATCACTTTCTTTAATGAAGTTTTCTATTTGAGGTTTTAAGGATTCAATTGTGTTTTTAACATTAGGACTATCATATTGACCAAATTCAAATTTATCACCTAATTGAGTTATTGGGAACACTTTATTTTCTACAGTTGTTGACGTATCAGTTTTTTGACCTACCACAACATTTTGTTCATTAATAACCAAGTTATCTACCATCCTCTTAATCTGTTCTTCCGTTAAAATTACTTTTTTCATGTTATATATAAATACTTTAAAAAGATAAGTTGTATTTATTAGTATATAAATAGAAAAATTATGTTATTAAAATTAGGATCAGAAGGAGAAGAGGTAAAAAAACTTCAAATTAAATTGGGTGTAGACCCAATAGGTAAATTTGGACCAAAAACCGAAGCTGCGGTAAAAAACTGGCAATCATCAAACGGTTTAACTGCGGACGGTATTGTTGGTGATGGTACTTGGAGTAAGTTATTTACTGAAGGTACTGTAAGTGCACCGACGGTAATTACTGAACCAGCACCCGTTGCAAATATCGGTGGTTTAAAATTAGAGAAATTGAAAGGTCATATTCCTGATGCGGTAATCAAACAAATTCCTGATACTGCAGCTAAATTCCAAATCAATACCCCATTAAGATTAGCACATTTCTTAGCTCAGTGTGGTCATGAATCAGGTGGATTTAGATTAACTAAAGAAAATCTTAACTATTCTGCTAAGGGTCTTACAGGGACATTTAAAAAATATTTCCCTACTGAAGCCGCAGCAAAACCATACGAAAGACAACCCGCAAAAATTGCAAATAAAGTTTACGGAGGTAGAATGGGTAATGGTCCTGAATCAAGTGGTGAAGGATCTAAATTCTGCGGTCGTGGATATATTCAGTTGACTGGAAAGGATAACTATACTGCATTTGGTAAATCAATAAATGAGGATATGGTTTCAAATCCGGATAAAGTCGCATCGGATTATGCATTATTATCTGCGGCTTGGTTCTTCTCTAAGAACGGTTTACATAAGATGGCTGATGAAGGTTCATCTGATACAGTTGTAACTAAAATCACAAAAAGAGTAAATGGTGGAACAATAGGTCTTGCAGATCGTATTAAACATTTTAAAGAATATTATTCATTACTATCATAAAAAAAGGGACTTTATAGTCCCTTTTTCATTTAATATGTTTCCTTTATATCTACATCCGTTTCAGGATCTAAATCACTGAATCTACGTGAATCGTCATCATCATTTTCTTCGTCTTTAGGATGCATTTTAGTACCTTCTAATTCCGACCATTTTTTAGCACCAATAAAGTGTCCACCTGCCAATTCATTATCTTCATCAATAGGATAAACACAATATAGAGTACGGTTATCAATCGGACCATTCTCACCTACCACATATGTCTCAACTAAATATGATTTATCTTGATCATCGATGTATAATATTGTTGATGATTCGGTATAGTGAGGTTCAAACATAACTCCATCGTAAACAACCCAATTTGTTTTATCTAAATGATATAAACCAAAATTTTTCTTATTCTTCTTACTTTTATATAATCTAATCTTAGGATTATCAATACTTGTTCTAGCGGTAATAAATTCATTTTCCATTAAATGTTGATAAATGAAAGCAACACCTAAATCCGCTAAACTTTGATTAATTGTTCTTCCGTTTTGATCTTGTCTTGAACCGACAGATTTAAGTGTATTATCTAATAATCTAAATTCGTTACCCACCTTTTTAATTGCCGATATTAATTCATATGACGAAAATTTATCTAAAACATCTCTTCCTGTTACTGTTAAAATATATAAATTTCTAAGGTTTGGATCCATACTTTTCCAAGACTTCTCAGTTGATATTACACCACCTCCGTCTAAATAAGCCTTTTTTAATTCTCTTCTTGCGGCCGCAAATTCATTTCTTCCTGGAGTTTCTGTAAGTCGATTGGCCATGTTTCTGTCGAATAATTCGGCCTCATCATATCTTACATATTCAAACTTATCTCTATGTTCGACTAATTGTGGATATATTCTAGTAACCTCTTCCCATGTTTTAGGATTGTCACCATCATTTAACATACTCGTCATTTTGAAACCGGTATAACCTTGATCGCGTTCACAATATTGTAATGCACATATGTAATATCTATAAACTTCTTTATTTGGGTTGTCTTTAGGATTTTTAGATTCATCCATAACAAACCAAAAAGTTCTTCTTGGTCTATATGTTCCCCATAAATTAGAACGAGAATCTGACGTATTTCTACCCGTTACACACCATTGAAGTCCTCCGTGTTTTTCGGCCATCGCTTGTTGGTAAAATCCGTATTTAATTGATTCTCTAGCGTCAGATACATAGTGTACTTTAAATCCTTCTTCATTAATGATTACGTCTCTATCACTTGACCATAATTTTTTAGATGCGGAGATTTTTTTGTCGTCAGATGTTAATTTACCTTTAAATTCATCTTCTTCACCTGCGGTTAATACCGCATCTCTAAATTCGTGTAGTAAAGATTCAATTTCTTCTAAACTATATTGACTAATGTCCATTAATTTAGACGGATCAAATGCGGGGAGACCACGAGTACCGTCGTGTCTCATTAAAAAAGTATAGACAGCTGGATTATTCACGGTTAAACTTTTTTGTTTTTCCATGAATAATGTTAAATCGGCCTCAGCTTGTTGTATTTGTTCTGGTGTTGGATTATCACCAAACCATTTTTTTAATAGAAAGTTAAATAGCTTCTTATTTTTAACCTCTTCTACTATAACGTCATAAACTAAATCTTGTATGTTCATACTACATAAATATATAATAAATACCTTTTTATCAATATAAAAACGGGTATATTATTGAGATATGAACATATCTGAACTTGTTAGGTTTTTCTTAAGGGTAGATAATTCTTCTGTGACTGACTTTAATAACCTTTCAATCATAAGAACTTTCATCAAACTATCCGCATCAGTTGTACTAACATCGTTGGTTTGACCACCAAAAAGAGCTAATTTAATTAAACTATCAGTTTCACTTTTAGATTGTTTCTCCTTCTTTCTTTGGAAATATTTCCTTGAATTTTCTCTTGTACAATCAATACAGTAGTTGCTATGACCATCTAAAACCAATTTGTTCTTGTAAAAATTGTCAAGTGTTTTCGGTGTTTTACAACCCGAACATCTCTTCTCATTTTTCTCTTCTGACATAAATCTATTTTTTGATTAAGACACAAAGGTAACGTATATTAAAAGAAAAACCCAAATATCATAAAAAATATTTGGGTATAACTTATATTAAATTATATTTTAATAACCACTACCAGTTCCTAATCCTAACATACTATTGAACCAATCTAACGCCTTATCAAATAAAGGTTTATTCTTATTTATAAGTGATTGCCATAGTTTTTTGTCATTTTCAGGTAACATGTCCTTACAATCCATCATATGACCTGTTGGTTCACAATTAGGGATAGATAATTGGTATTGTTTAATTCTATCTGTTAAATCTTTACCTTGAATTTTTTTAGCATCTAAGAAAGCTTTTGTACCCGCATTAATTGCCATTTTTTGATCATCAACCATTGTTTGTTCTTGTAGATCTTTACTTTCTACGATTTGATTGTCAATGATCTTCTTAATTTGACTTTCCGTGAATATATATTTTTTCATAATGTGTTACTTTGATTTAAGGTATACTGATAAATATCCAGCTAAACGACTACCTCTCTCTATTAAAAAATCTTTTTGTGTTTGTGTTAATCTCTTTTTCTCTCTATAATCAACACCCATAGTTCCAATACATTTGTCCGTTACAATATCAAACAACCCAATTACATATGATGCGTTAGTTCCCGTTGCTTCCGCCGCCGACTTTAATCCGTAAGTTGCAATGGTGTCATCTTTAAAATCGGAAATCCACAAATGTTTATTTTCCATAATGTGGTTCATTGATCTTGAATATAACGATAGCGGAATGTCAGTGAATAAATGAATTATACTACTAACACCAGGTTTAACGTCTTCATATGTTATTGAAAACTTTTGAATTGATTTGTTGGTGTGAAGAAAATGACCACCATTGTGAAATTGACTTATCCAAATTCTATCCGCATCTATCATATCTCTAATTTCTGATATTTCATCAAAAATAACCAAATTTCTTTCAATATCATCTCTAACGATGTCTTTCGATGTTGGTTTAGATAGTTTAGCCTTCACATACTCAAGTCCTGCTGGACCAACTAATGCTGTGATAACAGCAACCAAAACCATACCAATCAATTCTATTGTGTGTTGTTCCATAGTAATAATTCTATAAATAGTATAATTTAAAATAAAAAATTGAATTTATTTAAGGCCGTCGATATTAAAACCCAAATTAATTTTTATCTGACAAATAGACACCCTATTTTTAGGTGTTTTTACAATATATAACTTATTTATTTTTGTTGTCGGGGGACAAAATAAACATATATAAATTAATATACGGGAGATTTCACAAACTCCCCTTTTTTATGTATATTAGGTAAGATATGAGTAAGATAATTAACTTTTTTGGTGGACCTGGTATAGGTAAATCCACACAAGCATCAGGTTTATTTACTGAGATGAAAAAACACCATATGAGTGTTGAATATACATATGAGTTCCCAAAAGAAGTTGCATGGGAAGGAAATGTATCCCAATTAAAGGATCAGTTCTTTATTACCGCAAATCAACATAGAAATATTAGTCGTCTTTATGGTAAGGTTGATTATATTATTGTAGATTCCCCAATTGTATTAGGTTGTTTTTATGAACAACGATACGGTGAAGGATATCCAGCATCTCATTACTCAATGTCAGGTTTAAGTAATTTCCTTTGGTCTTTATTTAAAAAATATGACAACATAAACATATTATTAAAAAGAAATGATGAGACATATGATACAAATGGTAGATTACAAGGTTTACAAGAGGCTCAGGAGATTGACGAAGATATTAAACAAACATTGGATGTTAATAACATACATTATAGTGAATTTTCTGTTCATAATGACACTCCTTTGGAGATTTATAGGTATTTAATAGAAAAGAATTTATGAGAAGGAATTTAGGTACCTACGTTGGAGTAACTCTAATGACATTGACATTAATGTTTATTACGGTTTTTACATTTGCACAAGATGTTGTAATATTAAAACATACAAATTATACATCACACTATTCAAAATCAAAAAAATATCCAGTGATGGTTGAGTGG